ACTTCTACCAATTTTACTTGATTAGTTGTTCCGTTGACAAATACGATGGCACAGCGAGCAGTAGGCAAACCTAGTCCTTCACGGTAGGCCGCTAATTGCATTTCATGTTCAAAATATACATCAACTTTATCCAAGTCCGTGTCTTTTGTTTTGAAATCTACAATGTAGCCTGTGCCTTGACCGTTGATGGGTTTAGCCATTAAATCGCATTTGCCACCAAAGCCTAACGGATGCCCAAAAGATTTTTCTGATAGCCACGGCTGGCTTCCAAAAGCACTATTAAGCGTACTATCAATCGCATCCAAATACGCAGGTTTTTGAGGTAAATACATTTGCTCAAAATACCCTTGTATTACTGCATGGATAGCTGTACCCCGTTCTGCCGCTTCCCTACCAGTAGCTTTGGAATCTTGCATTACACGCTTTAACCATTCATCTTCCGTTTCTTGAAGTCCTCTAGGAAGTGTTAGTGCGGCTAAAAGGACTTGTTGTTGTTTCCATGTATCAAGCCCTGCTTTCGATAACATTCCGTTAATTGTCGTAACACTTGGCAAAAGTCCTTCTTTTCGTGCATCCCGTAAGGTTGTTGGTCTTTCGCCAGTTTTGCCGATGGTTGTATAGGCTGGAGTGCCATCTTTCGTATACCAATGTCCACTTTCTGCCACCTTTTCTTTAACTATCATAGTTTTCTTTCTCTAACTTCTAACATTGAATCTGCAATTGCATACGCTTCTCTAGCAATACTTAAAGAATCGTAATTTGGAAGTGGAATGTCGTTATCATCACCCCAGCTATCAAAATCTTCTGCCAATTCTTCTTTATAATTTTTTGCAAGGTAAGCAATAACTTGACCTGCAAAATAATCACGCAAATCCATGCCTTCTGTTTCAGGAGATGATTCACCCATTCTTGTTGCTGGAAACGCTTTCATAGCCGCCCCTTAAAACGGAATATCTTTTAAATCGTCATCTTCTAGCTTAGGCTCGTTTGCTTCACGGGCTTTCTGACCACGCCATTCACTACTTTCTGCAATCTTTTCTTTGTAGTATTTTGGCAAAGCATCGTAATCTTCTTGCTTATAGTTTTGTAGCCAAAAGATTTTGGTAGGGTTAATACCTTCAGGCTGGTGATTACGCAACGCTGATGGTACAGGGCTAATACCGCTGATGTTAGCGTAACGGCCATCTTCACTATGCGTAATATTGACCATACAGAATTTCCCTAATAAATTTTTAAGATCAAAGTTTTTGCGATCTTCTGCGGTCATCTTTTTGTTGCTCCATGCTTCTAGGTCTTGACGCAATCTAGCTTGGTCACCTAATGAAACGGTATAGCGTTTAGACACGATTAATGGCTTTTTATCGTCAGTTTGCAATGGTTGACCTGTATCGTCATCACCGTGCAATTCCCAAGTCAATACGACCTTGTGCATGATTTTGGTTTCACCAGCCCATTCGGTAGCCTGATGCCCTAGGTCAATGACCGAGTACAACCGAGCCATGTGATTGCCAGCAGGGGCAATTTTAAATTCTTTACTGTTATCTGAAATAATCATTTTGTTGCTCCAAAAATAGTTGAAAAGTCATCAAAGACTGCTTTTAATACAGGGTTAGGTCTAACAGGCGTAGGTAGTCCACACGCATAGCGTAGGTCACCGATTTCGTCTGCTGTTAAAAAGACACCATCTTCTAGGTCTTTAAAGATGCGTTCCAAATGTTGTTGGAAGCTGTGAAAGTCTTGATCTTGCTCACTCATACGAGTTCTCCTATTAACACGGCACATACCGTAAGACTATCTTAAGCTAACTTAATACAGATTGCAACACTTTATTTGCAAATTGTTGTAAAAATGTTAAGATAGCTGAATGGATAAAACATCAACACGAACAATGATCGCCCTACTTGGCGGCCCTACAAAAGTAGCAAACCTAGTAGGTGTAAGCGTTCCAGCGGTATCTATGTGGCAAAACGGGGTAATTCCGTATGACAAATTGGTAATCCTTGCCGCTACGCTTGAAAAAGAAAGTCACGGTTTATGGTCAAGAAAGTCGTTATTTCCACTTTCTTACAAAATGATATGGCCTGAGATTGAATAAAATTACCCTGTGCTGTATTGATTCGGCACAGCCTGACAAAGCTATAAAAGCAATAGACAGGTGCAAGGAATATTTTAATTTTGGCGGTGAAATTTTTATAAATGACCCCCAAATCAATAGTCGCCAAGCATATAGCAAATTTATCATCCAAGAACTGCATAAACATATCCATACGGACTTTGTTTTGATAGTTCAATGGGATGGGTACATAATTAATCCTGACGCTTGGAATGACCAATTTTTAGAATATGACTATATTGGGGCAGTATGGCCGTGGCATCCTATGGGTAGACGGGTAGGCAATGGTGGCTTTAGCCTACGCTCAAAGCGGCTTTGTGAACTAACCGCCAGCCCTGATTTTGTATATACAGATCACAATGAAGATGACCAAATTTGCCACTTAAACAGGGTTTTTCTTGAAAATCAGGGTATTAAATTTGCACCTGAAGAAATAGCCCGTTATTTCAGTTTTGAACGTGAATTGTCCAATATTAAGACTTTTGGCTTTCACGGGGATTTTAATTTTGAAAGACTTGGGTTATACTAGACTGGCAGAGTGAAGTCTGTTTAGTAGTTACCCATAAGCCAAGACCCCTTCGGTCTGATCTGAGTGTTTACTAAATGGAATTATGGGCATTTATTAAGCAACTTCACCTTAGATCAGTCCAAAGGGGTTTTTCTATTTCTGCCGTACTCCAAACGATATAAAGCACTTAAATGGGTGGCGTGGAATAGAACATGGGCTGGTTTACACCTGACAGCAAGCCCCGTAGCGTTGAGTGGCGACTACACAAGATACAAGGACAATGGTGACAGACAACCTTGTAATCGAATGAACACTACCTTTGGGAGCATTAGTTCGGGACACATCTTGAATGGATGGGGTGCTATCACCTTTGGGCAACCTATTGTAAAAAAGCAACACATTAGGGAAAACACCTATAAATAATTAGACAACATTAAGGCAACTTAACATATACTTCCAACATGATTGAAGATTTGATGATTATTTTCTCAATTGGAATTTTTGCCGTGTTAGGCGTTGTCCTAGCTTTTTTATGCTTGGTCTTATTTTGGGTGAAATCATGACTTGGAATTTACGTTTGGTTAATATGAGTGATCCTTATGAGGATTATTTTGAAATCCGTGAAGTCTATTACGACAACATGGGAAAGCCGATAGGACACAGCAAAGCGGCTATTGGTGGCGAAGATAGGCTAGAAGTAGACAGATACATTGAACTAGCCAAATTAGCCCTTGATAAACCTATATTAAAGTTTGCGAATAATGAAGATACAAGTAAAGATTCTGAAAGAGAATAAAGATGGGTCAGCCAATGCTCAAGTTGATTTCGACAAAGCAGGATTGGAAACCCTTGTTCAATGGGGGCTGGTTGCTATGCTTACCGAAGCAATTGATAGATACCGAGTTCAACCTGAAGAAGATGAAATCATCATCCAAAAAGCTAAAAACTTAATAAAGGAAAATCATGCACCCTTATTTACAGGAAATCTTGCATCAAATAAACGTAAGAGTAGCAAAGTTAGAAAGACAAAATAAAAACCTTGAAGCTGAATGTGCGGCTTTACGGGAACAAATTATGGAACTAGAGCATGATAGAAACCTTAATTAAACCCCAGCCGTTAGACAACGACATCGCTGTAATGAAGATTTTGCAGTTGCTAGGTCAGTTATCTTTAAACGACATTCAATACATTCTTAAATTAACTTTAAAAATCTACGGAAAACTACAATGACCTTTGCTGTATTTTATGGTTTATATCCCCGTAAAATGGCTCGTAAAGACGCTGAAAAGGCTTGGAAGTCTATGGCTGCCGATGAACAAGAAAAAGCCATAGAAGCCCTGCCACAGCATCTTAAATATTGGAAGATCAAGGAAACCGCTAAAGACTATATTCCCTACCCTGCAAGCTGGTTACGGGCTGGTCGTTATGAAGATGAACTTGACATTGAGCCAATACAAAACAAGAAACCTGAATTACCTTTTTACGCTACAGAAGAATTGACTTTAAAGAAAGCACAAGAAGTTGGAATCACGCCATACGCAGGGGAAGGCTGGCAACAGCTACGGGCAAGAATATCGCAAAGAATCAAGCAACTCGAAGAACAACTCTGATAGCTATTTGGTTGAGTGGTACATTGCAGTAGCAAAACGCAGGGGTTGGCCCGAAGTAGTTAGACTATTAGCCCAATATCCTGATAAAGAAGAACGCATGAAGATGCTGATAAAGAAAAGATTAGGAAAATGAGAGAGATAGACCCCAATAAATGTATAGACTTTATATTAGAAAACGCAGGTAAATATGCTCAAGCAAAGGGTGAATTGGCACATCTTGAAGCGTATAAAAATTCGCTCAAGGCCATCAAAATGGCTGAAACTAGCGAACAATCTCTCGGAGCACAGGAGCGTGAAGCGTATCGAAGCGAAGATTATCAGAATCTTTGTAAGGCGATTGGTCAGGCTACAGAAAACGCAGAAAGATTAAAATGGGAACTAGAAGCCGCTAGACTTAGACACGCTACATGGCAGACCCTAGAAGTATCTAACCGTACACAAGATCGGATATTGAAATAATGCTAAAACTCACAGAAGAATTTTTAATCCTTAAATTGCTTTGCAAGATGTACGAAGATGCCCTGAACCGCAAAGACTTCACGCAAATGCTTGAAATCGTTGTAGATATTTCAGAATCTAGCGACAAATTAGAACAGATGACAGTCGATTACATTAATGGTCACTAAAGTTGAGAAAGAAAGGTATCGCAAAATTAGTGAATTGGGATGCTCACTATGTAGGCATCAAGGCAATGAGGGAACTCCAGCCGAATTGCATCACATTAGACGAACTAGCAAAAGAAGTAATGCCCCTGTTATCCCCTTATGTCCGTACCACCATAGAGGATCAAATACCAGTATTCACGGAATGGGCCGCAAGCAATTCGAAATCGTGTACCAAATCACGGAAGAAGAACTCCTTGAGCAAACGAAAAGGCTTATAGGTGAGTAGCTGGCTAATCATTGTCACAGGTTTAATTTATGCCTATATAGGTATAGAACAGGGTTTTAAAGGTAATTTGCCTATGGCAGTTGTATATACAGGTTATGCTTTTTCTAATGTTGGACTATACATATTGGCAAAATAATGTAAAATGGTGCAATGCAACATAACTTATAGGAGATTGCTATGTACACATTTGAAGAACAATTTAAGAAATACGAAGAAGTAGTTGAGCGTACGCAACAAGCGTATGACTATTGGTTTAAATGTTTTATGACTAACTTGAAAAACTTTACAAAAAGTTTCTAAAAGTTTACAAAAGTAACCTTTTGCAACCTATAGGTAGCATTTAGTAAGCTAGATGTTACTTATAGGTTACAAAAAAGTTTCCCGAACGGGAATAATGTTTGATATTTGCTGATTTTTTAAGCAAAATTTCCCGATTGGGAAAGTTACAGTTCTAGACCGTCAAAGCCCATTTCAAAGGCTACTATCTTGCACCGTCTACGAAATTCAGCGGAATGATGTAACCATTTATCACCCTTTAAACGGTGAAAACTCATGTGTACCATCTCATGTGCCAAAGTTGTGAGCATAGTGTAATAATGCCCACAGCGAGCAGAAGAAATCGTAATAGTGTGTTCATAATCACCCCCTGTATCGTATGTATAAGTTCCCATAGTATCTTTATCAGGAACGATTAAAAACTCTACTTCTTCAGGTAGGGGCATTTTCCATTTAGTAAATGGGTATAAGCAGCTTAAGCTGGCATACGCATTACGAGCGACTTCAGAATTTAGCTTCATACTTTATAAATTTGACCCCTAAACTCATACTCATCTTCGCCCGAAACCATAATCATTTCAGGCATCAACATTCTGCCATTTTCCCACGACAACAATACAAATCCTGAACGCCAATCAACTGGGGCATCTTCCGTATAGTGTACAAAAGCGTCAGAATGTATATCAGCAAGCGTACCAGTTTGCACACCCCATCGTGTACCCATATTAAAAGCTGGGTTTAAATCGGTCACAGGAAACACGCTTAGATTGTGCGTATGCCCACAGATATAGTTGATCCCCGATTGCAAGGCATTGGCCCTAGTAGCCCCAAATCCACCCTTCCAACGGTGTTTTATGCAAGTATCTTCATTTACATAAAATGACCAGCATGATTTCCACATAGGAAAATGATCTTTAAGGGAAAACCCTTGTATACCTTCATAAGATGTAGCACCGCTGTTAGATAAAAATGTTTCAAAACGGGCATCGTGGTTACCAAGACACCAAATCAAAGGGGTATCTTTCCTAGCAGCTTTTTCAATTCCAGCCATCATTTCCTGACAGGCTTCTAATTCTTCTTTGACAGTTGGGGTTTTAGACCATTGAATTCTTTTATGGGAACTATTTTGACTTCCATCGAACATATCGCCATTGGCCACAATAGCTTTCAATTCACCTTTAAACTGTTTAATGATTGCCAATAATGCTTTATATGCTGGGGTTACTTCATTAGGTTGAAAATGGGCATCTGAAAACACCACAATTCGACCTTTATCTTTAATTTCAATGCCCCTACGGACATGACCTGAAGTTTGTTCTATTTTTTTAACTTCTTTAGTTTTTAAATACCTAGCGTCTTTAGTTGTTGGTAATTCAATTCCCAACCTAAATTCTATTGATCTGCGTCTGTTATATACTGATCGTATATCGCATTTTAATTCTTTTGCTATTTCTACGGGACTACCAAGTTTTTTCCATAGAGTTATAAACTCTTGATCGTTAAGCCAATAACCTTGCATAAATAGCCTTATGGTGTAAAGTTAGCCAATACTAATCTATTTTAATTGAAAATCAATGACATACGCACGAATTGATAGTAACCATAAAGAAATTGTGGCGGCATTAAGAGAAGTTGGTGCTACTGTGGTATCTTTAGCCGCAATGAAACATGGATGCCCTGATCTTCTTGTAGGCTATGCAGGTGAAACTCTGCTTATGGAAATCAAAAAAGACAGCAAAGCTAAGTTCACCCCTGACCAAATAGACTTTATGGGCAAATGGAAAGGCGGTGCAATCAGTCGGGTAGACAGCGTAGAAGCTGCAATCAGAGCATTGGGGGTTATCCAGCGTGTTAAATAAATACTTTGAACGCTACGAAAAAGCATTATCTAAAGACTTTTGCGAATATGTAATTAAATCAATAAATTGGAACAATGTAGAAGCAGCCAAAGTAAACCGTATAGTCAATTGCCAAATAGACCCAGCGGCAAGAATTACTGACATTTACTGGGAAGAACTGTTATCACCCATTGGATGCGTCATTCAATCCTATATTCTTGATGCCAATAAAAACTGGAACTACGACATTCGTAGAATAGAAAAAGTGCAAATGTCCCAATATGGGATAAATGGTCATTACAACTGGCACATGGATTCCAAACCGCCTGAAAACTTTGAACAACGCAAATTGTCTATTAGCATCTTGTTAAACGATGAATTTGAGGGCGGTGGGCTTGAAATAGAATCAAATAAAGATGAAAATGTATTAAAATATCAGGGAGATATAGTGGTTTTTCCATCATTTTTACAGCATCGAGTGTTACCTGTAACGGATGGGATTCGTTATTCAGCAGTTTCATGGGCTTATGGCCCAACATTTAGGTGAGATTATGGAAAAGTCAATGGCGTTGTTTTTAGCAACTTTGCTACATTCGGGGACAAATGCCCACTTTTTCCATTGGGCAACCAAGTCTTACGCTAAACACAAGACGCTCGGCAAGTTCTACGAAAACATTATTGATCTGACCGATCAGCTTGCCGAAGCGTATTTCGGTTGTTATGGTCAAATCACCCAGTTTCCTGCAACTTACCATCAGCCAAAAGAACCATTGGCTTATATGCAATCTTTACAAGCGTTTGTAAAAGATGCCCGTCAAGACTTGCCACAGGAATCAGAAATTGTGCAATTAATTGACAATATCGCCCAAGAAATTGACACCACTATCTACCTACTTAAATTTAAAGGTTAATCATGCCACTCGATAAATCAGGCACAAAAGCATCCGTTGGTAAAAACATTAAAGCTGAAATGAAGGCTGGCCGCCCAAAAAAGCAAGCCTTAGCTATTGCCCTCAATGTTGAGCGTGATAATGCCAAAGGAAGCCGCAAAGCCAAACTAGAAGAAGCCTATGGTCGTTTTCTAGGTAAGCGTGACGCTGAATAATGAATCGCAAAGATGCCATTCGTGCCGCAGTAGAAAAGCACGATAAGCCTATTCCTAAGACTACGGTTGGTAAGGGTAAGAACTACCTGCCAGCAGATCAAGGTGCAGGGATGACAGCTAAAGGCAGGGCGGAATACAACGCCAAGAACGGATCACATTTACAAGCACCCCAATCTAGCGGATCAAGGCACGATAGTTTCTGTGCTAGATCACAAGGCTGGACAGGGGAACGGGGCAAAGCAGCAAGAGCAAGGTGGAAATGTTAATGAAAAACGGACTTTACGCAAATATCCATAAAAAGCAAGCTAGGATAGCGGCTGGATCAGGCGAACACATGAACAAGGTTGGAAGCAAGAACGCCCCAACTGCCCAAGATTTTAAAGAATCTGCCAAGACTGCCAAGCCACAAAGCAGAAAAGATATGATTCGTCACAAGATGAAGGATATGTAATGAAACACATGGATCACAAATACCCTAAAGGTAACGCTTTATTGCGTGAACATAAGCAAACTACGCTAGAAAAGAACCAACAACAGCGTTTAGACCGTAGAAAGCTAATTGCCAATAAACTCAAAGACTTGGATAAAGAAGTCAAATAGTAGTAGAATTAACTTATCTTAATCAACCACTTGGATAAGGTATGAGCATTAAACAACAAACAAATAATCCTAAAGGCAGACCTAAAGGTAGCCCTAATAAGTCCACAGCAATGGCTAGGGAAGCGATAGCACAGTTCGTAGAGGGTAATGCACCTAGTATGCAGAAGTGGCTAGAACAGGTCGCTGATGGCGTTAAAAACGATGACGATAAATTCATAGTATTGCCCAATCCTGAAAAGGCTTT